GGAACGAATACATTACCAGTTCCGAACAACTGATTGTATTGTGCAGTAAGTCTAAAATCAAGAACATCGAGATTCGACATAGTAACATTCGATTTTTTATATTCAAACACGATTGCATCATCTTTCGAGGACAGGAATTCTCGAAAGAATACTGGAAGAAGTTGAACACTCATTCGCCCAGAATTATCTGGAACAACATGTAGAATTACTGGATTCTTAATCGAGATAACGTCAGGAGTAGAATCGTCTGATATATCCTCACCAAGAATTGTTCTACCGATTTGGTCCAAAAAGACCGTTAATTTATTATTTTGTTTGGTTTCGCTCATATGTAACAAAAACTTATTAACCGAATAAGTAATTGCAACTATGAATAATAAAAAAATCGGAAAAATTGGTAATTTTTTTGTCATATTTTTACCTGATACAAACCAATATTACGGGAAACACATTCACAATGATGATGTTACAGAGCTTCGCTATTCAACAAAGGAAGTGAAAAAAGATATCGAAGAATATCCGGTTAAAATGGATGCATGGTTTGCAGACAAGATCCGACGTATGAAATCAGATCTAGATAGAGTTTAAATATAATTCCAACCCATTAGCATATTTACTCAAAATATCACCATGACATTTCTGAGGACTACACCAACAACCCAAAATCTTACCACGTAATTCATGGAGATGGTTGAACAATTCTTTATTACCTAAGAGGTATTTTTCGAATTTATCGATAACATCAGATCTATTACCATCAACACCTACCACATATGGATTTCCCCACTTTGTGGTTCGGTCTATAAGGACATCATAAGATGATTTCTTAATATGAACTACTAACTGATTTGGCACCGTCTTGTTGTTGGAGACTGTAAGATATTCCATAAGTGGTTTTGACTAGATCATCCAATCGTGAACACTTATGACTTTTTTAGTTTCATTTTTTGTATTAATCGCTAAAGCCTACACGGCCCCCAATTTTGAAATCATCTGAATGAACTTTAATATCCAATAGATCTCGAACTCGTCCCACCGCTTCATCAAAATCGTTTCCAAGACACTTAACAGAAATCACCAACTCGGTCATCCCGGCGAATGTGAATGAGTCGGTTGATTCCACCCATTTATCAACCTCTTCACCTGTGATTTGAAGTTTCTGTTCAAAGTAATATCGTCGCATATCGGGTTCTGGATATCCAATTTTGATGATGCGATCAAATCGTCGAGGTCGTCCAATTAGACGCCTATCGAGCTTTTCTGGGTAATTTGTTGATGCAACATTTAGGACGTGATCAACGGAATCCTCACCATCGAGAAGTGCGAGCAAATCGGATTCACCATATCGATCAATAATGGCATCGATATCTTCGAACACACAAATGATGTTTCGTTTAGGTTCAATAGAACTGAAAAATTTAAGACCATTTGTGATGATAGATGGTGATGTGTCACATAGAAAGACGATACCACCATCGTTTACCAACTTTTCCATCAACTGCTTCAATAGGATGGTCTTACCGCTACCGGGAGGTCCATAAAACATGTAACCTCGACGTTGCATGAATCCATATTCGGTGAAGGTGTCTCGTCGATCCCAAAAATTACTGATTTCTGTGGTGACATCAGTAATCAAACCATCTCGAAACGTCAACCATTCGTCCGATTTAACCGGAGATGGTTCAAAAATTGGAAGACCGTTATCCATTCGACCGATTTTAAAAACGCCGGGGGTTAGTTTTTTAGCGGTATTTCCACAAGGGATGTAATTCCCACCATGTTTGGAATATTGGATGTAAGATGCGTTATCTTTCACATATTCCTCGGTATTTCCATCCGATGGTACATGTAGGTCAGGTTTAGATGAATTGGATTTGACAGATTTACCGAAATCGGATAGTGTTGATTTGCTCATGGGTATATACTACCGATTTTTTAGAATCTATCAAGAATTTTTTCGATCAACTGAATAATTCCATGATATCGGTCACATATTCTACCCCGACTTTGGGTGTAGGCCAACCGATAACGGCATAAACTCGGCCAATAACCGGAGAAACCAGTTTTTGATACATCAACTTGTAATCGGGTTTGATGATATCCATAAATTCTGGTGGATATTCCTCATAAAATGCCATAGATTTGTAGTTGTGTGCATTTTTCAAGGTGTAAAAGAATTTAAACTTGTTGCCGTTCCCTATTTTCACATATCGATTATCGATTTCAAGTTTTTCCAACATTTTGTTGTAATTGATTGCTGCCTTAGTATGATACGGTGTCCCTTTTGCGAAAATATTATCAACATATCCACTTTCACCTTTATCGTAATCATTGACCTTTTTTCTAAATGAAATCTGATCATGGTTCATTGCGCAAAAATCATCGTAACTTTTTGTAAATAGTTTTCGTGATGCGTTTTCGTCTCTAGACATGATTGCTGTTTCGATATTGTGTTTGATTAGTTTCTTAACATCTTTCGACATGATAGACTTAGCAACTTCGATCCCTTTATAGATAAATTTATTACACGGAATTCCATCATTGTCCCTAATGTGAAGAATATAGAATTTCTTTTTCTGTAGAACCGCAATATCACAGATTTTTTCTCTCTTGAAAAAATACCTTGGATCGGTAGAATTCAATTCTGATATAGCCCATTTTTGAATATGTTCATTTAAATATTCACCATATTCCTCAATGATCCTTTGAGATTCGTTGGTGATAATATCATCCTTCAATAAGGTTGTATTATGATGAGCTAGTGATTTTGAAAATTGAAAAAATAATGAGTCCGTATCCGAATATTTACAAACATCATCAAAAGTGCATTCAACACCATCGGATAAAAACTTATCATATAGAATTTGTGCTCCTTGTTTTACAGACGCTTGTCCGGTCAACGTGATAGATTCTGCATGATCGATATCAAACAATGGAGAATATATCTGACTAAAAATTCCATAGGTAGAGTTTAGAACTACTTTATACACATCAGAAAGAGTGTTATTATCTGAAATCTTTTCCTCATAAAATTTTATTTTATTAGGATCGGTTTCTATCATTTTAAGTTTACTATATTTAGAGACTTCGTTTTTGGCATCAACCCGTTGAGCATATAGATTATCAATAAACTTAGGAATGATTCCCTTATTCTTTTGGGAATATAAAACATTAGACTTTGATAAAGACAGTTCTTCGGTTATAATAAGTTTGTCAAATTTTTCTTTGCTAAGTGTTACCGTTTTATGATTGGATAACAGTAATCGATATTCATCATTATCAAAGCTCGTAATTTTGGCTATTTTGGTTTCGGGTGAAATATTAAGTGTAATGATCGTATTGGGATACAGTGAGTTTGCGTCATATGTAACAATGTCTTCATAAAGAGCCGGAACGGGTTCTTTGACGTATCCCCCTTCAAATGAAGTCTTTTGATTCTCTACATTAAAGGTTGGTATGATAAGTCCATCTAATGATGCTTGATGGGCTACGGCACCTGTAATAAGAGAAACCTTACCCATCGCCCTTTCCGGTTGAACGAATCCTTTGTTTGCTAAATTTTTGGTTAATTTTAAAAATTTTAACCTGTTTTCTAGTTTGATTAGGATGCGTACATCTTGAATATTATATTTTACAAATTTTTCCCAATCTTGGTCGGCTAAATCGGTCAAAGATACTTGGTTGAATGATGTTTTTTGTTCGCCTAATTCATATTCTGCGATATAATTCAATGCATACGATTCTCGATCACCGAGAGAAAATGTTTTATATACATCCATATAATCTAAATGTGTAACACCGTAAATGATCCATCTATCTTGTTTTTGTCCTTTAAAATTGACGGATGCATTCGGCCTTAACCAAATTTTACGGACAGGAGATAATCGATCTGCTTCCTCGTTCCCGATAATTCTTTTGATTCTGTTGATGATATATGGTATATCATAACCCGCACTATTCCAACCAGTCACAATATCGGGATAATCATTTTCCCAAAATTTTAAAAAATTTTCCAATAAATCTTCTTCGGTCTTACATTTCATGTAAATAACTTCCGATAAATCTGATTTATATGAATTTTTCAATCCCCATGTATAAAATTTTTGGGATAAGCTATCGTAAATCGTAATCAAATTAATAGGGTCTGTTGCCTCTTCCGGAGATGAAAATTTTCGATCTGTTGCGTATGTCTCAATATCTAAATAAATCGTTTTTAAAGGATATTCATCATGTATACCATCTTTGTATGAGTCTAGGAGAAACTGTTGTTCGGGTGGAAGATTTCCGAAAACACGTTTAATTGGGTTGGTTTCCAAAAATTGTTTCTTTTTGAAGTTGTTCTCGAAAGTAATCTTTTTTAAATCGGTGTTAAAAATTGATTTTCCATCAGGATGCGTCGTTTTTGTTTCGATATAAAGGTATGGTTCAAAAGATGTTACCGATTCTATCCGTTTTCCCGAAGAATCCCATCCCCATAAATGAATAGATTCTAGTTTGCTGTTATAAAAAATATTCCGAAATCCTGTCATGGTTAGAGTTTATCACAATGAATGGAATTGTCAAGAGGTACGATAAGTAGATAGACAGGAGTAAGGATATGTATCGAGAAAATACCTATCCGACCGAAATAATTAAAACGGTTTGTCCTCCTGCCTATAAAATAATTATGAATACTGATACAGAACTCAAGGAGAAAAATGATGATCTCAAACCGCCGTTTGATCGTAAAAAATATATGAGCGATTATAGTAAAAAATATTATGAGAAAAATAAAGATGATATAAAACAATACCATAAAATGTATTACGACGATAATTCCGACGCAATTAAAAATACTGTTAAAATAAATAGAAATAAAAATTTATCTCGTTGTAAAGATAGTTGTAAAAAATATTATGATAATAATAAAGAAAAAATTAAGGAATATCAGAGAATATATCAAGAAAAGAATAAAGAAAACCTTAAAAAATATCGGATAGAATATAAAAAGAATAATACCGAACTTATTAAAGAATCAAGTAAAAAAAGTTATCAAAAACATAAAGATTTTTTGAAAATTAAACAATACAAATACCAAAAAAACCGACTTGATACCGACCCATCATATAAATTATTAAAAACGTTAAGACGCAGAATATTAAATGCTTTAAAGGGGAGTTCTATAAAAAAATCACGACGAACTTTGGATCTGTTGGGTTGTGATATTGTTTTTGCAAAACAGCATCTAGAATCTAAATTCGGAGAAGGTATGTCATGGGACAACCACGGAACGCACGGTTGGCACATAGACCATATTAGACCGTGCGTGTCTTTTGATCTTTCAGATCCCGAACAACAACGCGAATGCTTCCATTATACAAATCTACAACCACTGTGGGCATCGGAAAATCTATCTAAAGGTGCGAAATTTACCCCAATTTCTGATCAGGATTCAGTTCAATTAGCCTAGGAGACATTTCATTGCGTTCTTTTGATCCAAAAGATGTATAATATACCGCACAATATTCTTGTATATGATCCTCTAACCACATACCCTCTACATATTTTCGAGAACGTTCGGATGCACCCATATAAGTGTCTAAGTCTCCGGTGATGTGTTTCAATTGATCGATCAAGTCTGAACCATTATCGAATTTATATTCTGCATTATCGTATGTACATAGGTTTTGGAAAGCTCCGGGTATTCCGAGAGCACCCGATTCTATGGTTTTGATATTGGATTTACTCTTGTTAAAGATATTCCGGGTTAACGGCGCGTAAACTGCCTGACATCCAGTATCATAAATTCCTTGTGGGAGATCCATTAAAGGACTCCAATCAACAAACATCATTTCCCCATTGTCTATGTATGGCTTGAGTTGGATAGGATAACATCCCTTGAAAACAAATTTAAAATCTTTTCGAGCTTTAATAATAGATTGTAGAACGAATTCAAAATCATCTTTACCATTGGTTTTATTCAGAACATCGATGTGGGTTCCAGATCCAGCATAAAGAATTCTCGGACGTTTTTTATTTTCTTTCCAAAGTCTTTCGATTCTTTCGGGATGATAAAATCGGTCGAGCCAGAACCGTGGAGCATAGTTAGGCACAACCGTAACATTTTTATTACCAGTCTTATTTTTATAATATTCCTTCATGAAAGGACATGTCACGGTAATTTCATCCATCATTCCCATAATTTCCATGATATTATCTGTGATTTTTTTATCAACAAATGCCTCTTTACATCTATTGTAGTCTGGAATGTCTTCGGAAAAAACAATATCATCAATTTCGTATATTAGTTTCAATCCAGTTTGTTCTCGGAGTTTTGTAAGTTCTTTAATGAATTGATTTTGGTGGTCGGTTGCTTGTCTCTGCATTCTGACAGATTTTAATGGTAAATAAAACTTAACATCGGTGATCATTTGAGTCAATGTTGACAATATTCCTTTATTGTAAGAATTCATAACCATTTCAGGCCACATAAGTCTCCAATATCCACATCCACCCATATCTGCTGCGTAGTTTAGTGATCTTGGTAAACCAGTTTCAGGCATTTCGATTGCTGGTGCAGCAGGAATCTTAATAACCTTTGCTCCAACATAAGAGAATGTTGGTAATCCAACGGGCGAACCTTGAGGTAGATTAGGAATTCCAGCCCTTAGTGGTTGATATTCGTAGACAACACTACTATCTGGATGTGTTAAAATTTGAGGTTTATTTTCTCGGATTGTAATAGCCATATTTGTCTAATATTTAGTAATGTATTTGGAAATATCAATCTATGGTATAAATAGTTAAACAAGAGTAAGAAATATTATCTTATGAATAGTATTTCGACCGGAATAACTCGGGATGTCCTCTTGTTCAAATATAATTATGAATAACAAAGAAAAAATCCAATCGGATACATTAGATAGAGAAAAATATCTCCAAAAACGTCGAGAATCTTATATAAGAGATAAAGATAAAAGGAAAATTTATCTATTAAAAAATTGTGATCGAATAAAAGAAGTAAGAAAATCTTATAAAAACTCAAATTCTGAAAAAATAAAATCCCAAAATAAAGAATATAGAGATAATCATAAAAATCATATACGAGATTATAACCGAGAATATTATATCAACAATGTAGAAAATATTGATAGATGGATCAACCAAAATCAGGAAAAAATTAAAGGTTACAAAAGAAAATACCAAGAAAAAATTAAACCTATTCGTGGTAAGCTTAGGAAAGAAAAAATTTTAAAAAATCCGGTTTATAAACTTGAGGAAACCCTTAGAGGTAGATTATATTCAGCAATCAAATCACAATCAACGAGAAAATCCCAAAAAACTATGGAACTATTAGGATGTTCTTCCGATTTCGCTAAAAAACATTTAGAATCACAATTCCGTGACGGAATGAGTTGGGACAATCACTCCCTTTTCGGATGGCATATCGACCATATAAGACCATGTGCTTCATTCGATCTTTCAGACCCAGAACAACAGAAAGAATGTTTCCATTATACCAATCTACAACCCCTATGGGCATCTGAAAATCTTTCTAAAGGTGATAAATTTATAACCGCAAAGACGTAATACCATCTTTCTTTACCAATAAAAGAGTGTCGTCAATATCAAACTTAGAAGTGTTTGGATTGTGACTAACTAGATACACACATAGATTGTTTTTAATAACCAAATCTCTTAAAATTTCTAATATTTTTCCCAACCCTTTTTCAGAGACGGCACTATCAAACAATTCATCAGCAACGAAAAGATTAAAATTGATACCAGTATGTTGTCGAAGTAAATCTTGGAACGTGAATATAATTGCTGAGTCAACTCTCTTACGTTCACCACCAGATAAATTCCAGTAATCTATTTCTTTTCCGGTTAAGGTGGTGATCGTATTATCAAATGTCTCATCGAATAAAACAGAGCACGGTGCATCCAAAATCGTTAGATAATGATTCAATCTACTATTCAAAAATGTTAAGATTTTTTTGATGATAATAGTTTTAACACCGTCTTCACTAACAACGGCTTTGGCATGATCGAGAATATCCAATCGTTTATATAATTCCTTTATATCTTTTTGATATTCGACTATTTTTTCTTCTGATTCGTTGATTAATACATCATAATTGTTACCTTTATTCTTTTCATTTGATATATAGATCAAAAGTCCTTCGTTTTTAGTCTCGATAATTTTAATCTTATTATCTAAACCAGTAAGTCGATCAATTTCTTTTTGAAGAGTTATGATATCATTTTTTAATTGGGCCTTTATTACCACAACATCACCTAATGATTTTTTCTCAATTTTTATTTCATCATCTATCGGAACAATAGATGTTCTAACACTTTGGATATGTGTGTTATATTGGGTTAATTCTAAATCAAGTTCTTTTATACGATCTTCGGTCCCACAATTATCTTCTGCATAAGGTCTTTTACATGAAGGACATTCACCAGTAGTTTTTTGAAGCTTTTTAATTTCTACTTTTTTAAAATCTATAGAGTTTTCAGCTTGTTCAATATCTCGGGTAAGTAATCTTTTTTGATCGATCAGAATATCGATCTTACCTTCGATTTCAGGAATTGTGAAATCTACTTTTATATTCAATTCTGAAGTTTTTTCATCTATTAACTTTTTACAATTGGTTAAAAGTTTCTCAACATCTTTATCTCGATTTTGTAGATTTTTGATCTCTAATTTGTTGGTCGATATTTGATCTTCCAATTCCTGAATAGCCTTTTCCTTTTCTTTTTGAAAAATTATCTTGCGGTTTTTATATCCTTCGAGATTCTTTTGTTCGTTGATGAATAGTGCTGTAGTAGTATCGGATTCCTTTTTGGTCTCGATATAATCTTTTCGGATCTTCAATAACATTTCACCAAAAATACTAAGATCCATAACACCTTCGATAAATTTTCTTTTGGTGATTTTATTTTGAGCCATGAACGGAATAGTTTTATCATTGGTCAAAACTACCGAATTTTTAAAGACTTCTTCGTTCACACCGATCAGATCTTTAATGTAATCATTATTCTTATCGATTGTAGAGATGGTGATAACTTCTGAACCACGCTTTATTTCGACCGAGGATGGGTCTAAAACTCGTTTGATCGTATATTCTATATCATCAACCGACAGAACCAAATATCCACCACATTCACCTTTTGTAATATTGTTAGAAATTTGTGATTTTTTGAGATTTGTGATGGTCTCACCAAAAACAACCCAATAGATAAAATTAAGAATAGTGGTTTTACCGATACCATTCTTACAACCAATATTATCCAAATTTTCTCCGGTGATAATATTTATACCTTCGGTGAATTTGATCTTTAATGGATCAGAACCAACCGATAAAAAATTTTGAAAAGATATTTCTTTAAATTTTACGGACTTCATTTTTTAGTTAATACCAAATTTTCACCATTATGTGACGCGATATTGTATAACGGGCTAAATTTTGACATCAATTGATTTTGTCTAAAATCATGTTCAATACAAATACAAGCTGGTTGAACTTGTTCAAGATCCAATGTCATCGCCAAATCAGCCGAGAAACCCTCAACATCTATAGATAGAAAATTAATTTCTGATGACCTTTTCAGGACATCACTGATAAGAGTTTTTAGATCAATTGAAGGAAGTAAAAGTTCTTTACTATTCTGTTCAAATTCATCCTTATCGATAAAATATTTTTTAGCATGATCTTTATCCACCGAAGATACGGCAGAAAAGGGATATTCAAAAAAAGATGTTAGACCATTGGTTTCTTCCAACGTGATAAGGGATTGGATAAGATTAACCTTATCATTTCCTTTATATGCTTCGAAAAGTTTCGTTACACAAAACGGCGAAGCATCCACTAAGAAAGCACTCCAACCTTTTTCGATCAGTGCTTTGGAATTGGAAAACGTTGTGCTATCATAAGCACCAATTTCTAACAGTGTTCCACCATTAAAATCTTTAAAATATTCTAAGAAAAAATCATCTTCATCGTTCTGACTATACATGAGATCATTATTACATACCTTGTGTGACTAAGCAAGTTTTTTCTTCATATGATCCATCGCCTCTACGGTATTGGAAAAATTGACCATTCTCATCTAATAGTCCCAATTTATTGGCTATAAGACTTAGACCGCTTTGATCATGTCTATGACCACAACATCTAGGGTCTATGGATTCTGTATTGCCAGAATTATCCCATGAACCTTTAAAATATGGAACAGCTTTTCCGAATTCTTGGAAAAATTCGGAAAATTTAGGGTGATGTGTATTTATACCATAACACCCACTATAAATGTGTCGAGTTCTTTCAGCATCATCCCGACTTATATCAAAATGTTTTAACATATTATCGTTCGTCCATTGTGCATTGTTGTATTCAGACCACACGAAGAAATAACCATTTTCATCTAGGTGTTGAAAAAGTGGGTCGATGGATTTGATCGCATACATCGAACAATCGGCCCATATAATATTCTCATACCCCAAATCTACAGCGTGTTTAAAGGCATAGTATTTGAAAGCATAATGAATCTCTTGATGGTGTGGGCTATTAATATCGGAATAGTTACCTATAAACAAAAAATCGAAATCATATTCGGGGTTAAATGATTTTACGGTTTGGTATAAACGGTCTTGCCCTCTCGGATACCAAGCACCATTAGCAAAATTTAGTAAACACGACTTTTTCATTTGTAAAACCTCATAAAGTCACCATCTTTATAACACTGAGAAACTCCTTCTAAATTTGCCCGATAAATGATGGGAATTATCCCACCATTACCAGAGTGGGTTACAATCTTTTTACATTTTGATATGATTCGCATGATTGATTCGTAGTCAATCGCCCACTGAACCTTATCCCTATGTGGTGTTACATAACCATCCCTGAAAATCATTTCATCAAATGTAAACCCAGACTCACCATAAGCATCTAAGAACCCATCTTTAAAAGACTTTTCATCTGTCTGTATTAATATGCGAAATGGTTCATCCGTTTCACCCCTAATGTTATCGATCCACCAACCAAGAGGTCTTAATGTAGCCTCTATACCCTTATCGGTTCCTCGGTGAAAAATTGCCAATGTGTTAGAGTAATCTATATCATATTTTTTTTCTAGTTCGACGACCCTCTCTTGGACATAATCCGATGGTAAAAAATAAGCGTTTTCAACCTTTGAGGCATCATCATAATCTAACCAACTAAGATTTAACTCCGTTGGGCAAAAATATTCAAAGTCAAAGTCTTCCGATTTTATAGATTCCATAGACTCTTCACATTTTTTATATAGGATAGGATACAAGTCTTCATTACCCCGATACCACCCTAATGTTTCCGAAAATGATATATCTTTAGGATATATCTTATGGGTCACAAGTTTATATAAGGTGTTTCTTACTTCATTGATGCATGAATAAAACCCTGAATGGTGTGTTCCATACAAAATTTGTGTTATTTCGTCATATCGAGAATGAAATAAATGCATTAGTTATATGAAGTTGTAGTTGATCTGTTAAAAATGTAAAAATGCAAAATTTTATCGATCCGGTGTTCGGTCTTGGCGATCTTGCAAAGTTGTTCTAACCAAAACCAATCCTCGGTCTTAGATATATCTGGAAATTTTACCTGTTTGGTAATCTTGGTGTTCCAAACACACATATGAAATGGTTTCCTGTGTATAACACTGTTCTGACAATACTCTTCGTTGTCGTATTCTAAACCAAACTTGATTATTGATGGGGCATCATCATTGATAAACGTTTTTTGTTTGAATGTAATCACATCGATGTTAGAATCTTTATTGATTGCCTCATATATCTCTTTGATGTAATCATCGGAAATATCATCATCATCATCGACAAAGGCAATAAAATCCCCCATTGCGATGTCTAAAAGGGCTTGTCTCTTGGCACCCACCGACCTATGTTTGTTATCAATCAGTGCCAAGACTTCTATTTCGGTGTTTTTATCTAAATCGGTAATCTGTTTATCCAATTTATCAACCAATTTGTTAAGTTTATCCGCTCGTTCGGGGATACCTAAAAGTAGAACCGAAAATTTTGTAGAATTTAACACCAAATCGAAGTTACGTTCTGATCGTTTCTTATATGTTTCGTTATCGATGTTATAATATGACTCATTCCTAACATAAAGTTCATCATAACCAGATTTTTGGTAAGCAGGGTGTTGGTGTTCTATGATAACCTTATCAGATTTATAAACTTTATTTAACTGAATTGCTACATCGGTGTGTTCATTATCACACCATAAGCTTATATAGTCAGGATGGTATATATAACCGAGCCTATCATAATATTTTTTTCCTAGAATCGAAAGTGTGCTGATATTGCTCTGTCCACCATCATTATACCATAGGACTCCATCCATATCACGGAAATGGTCGTTCATATCCTTTCTAATGATGTAATCATACCCCTTGACCACAGGTATCATATCATCAGAAGCAAGAAGAACTATATCCCATCCAGATACGGTATCCATGTCAGCATTGATTGCCTCAATTTTGGTTTTACTATCACCAAAAAAATATAATAGTTTACACCTTTTCTTATAAGATTCTAATCGATCAACGCAACCATTCATTGAAACGTCATCAGAATCTAGAGTTATCAGGAATGCAATCTTTGATATATCTTCGGCCATATCAATATATCTATCTAATGCAGTAAAAAATTTCTCGGGTCTTCCCCTAGTGGGAAATTTGATTAGTAGTTTAGGATCTGTTTCCATTTTATCGATTATTGTTGTATGGATAATAAAAATATATCGGTTCTTTAATATACACTTCGGTCTTCAAATGTTCTTTAACTCTCTTTGAAAAATCAACATCTTCATGATATGATATATCCGGAAATCCCACAAAACAGGCGATATCGCGTTTGATTGGATTCAGATGGTTAGGACATCGATAATATATATCATTTTCTTCGAACCAATCATCATATTGGATCGAATGTATAAATTTTCTAGGTCCGATATTTTTTTGAATTATAATCCCTTCTAACCCAACACAATCGGGTTTGGATTCAATAGCTTCCAGTATCTTACTAACATAAAATGGTGATATAACATCGTCGTCATCAACAAAGCACACATATTCCCCCCTAGAATTGTTCAACAAATCATTTCTTTTCTTCCCTATAGGGATTGCGCCATCATCGATGTTTGCCAATATCTCAACATCGCTATTACCTTGCATTTTTAATTGGTTTCCGAGATGTAATAGAAGTTCTTTCCGTTCCTTCAACCCACAAATTAATATAGATAATTTTTTACTCATTTATGTAATAAAATTTGAGTCGAATCGTTGCCTGATTCAATTCCACCCTTAATATATTCAAAATATATGGGAGATTCGACACCAATAAAGGTATAAAATGTTTTAAGATTCGTCATATATGTTTCGTTCGGCATATCTCCCCATATTGACACATAAGATGCGTCTAAATCCCGATGTTTAGGAAAAATACATCCAGAATAATCATGTCTCATCTCTTTTCGATAGTCAAAAGTATCTCCAAATAAGAATAGAACGTCATCGGGTATTCCTTTTTTTCTAATAATATCGCCAAACAATATCGAATGGGATTTAATTCTAGATACTGTAGAATAATAAAATCCCGTTCCGTTAATATTTGTCGTAAATATAATGCAACGGTCGGCATATTCGTTTCGATCATAGATTTTCCCATCGATTGCCCCTCTCACCGCATCGGGAGACTCGTTATATAAGAATTTTCGATAGAAAAATGAATTTTTTCGTAATACTTCGGGGGTTTTATCAATTTCCCAATTTTTTCCGTGTGCATATACCGAAAATCTACCCCATATTTTTAAATCGGATGCTTCTAGAATATATTTTAAGTCAGATTTTTCATTTTTATCATCAGATGATATGAAATTTTCAGCAAAAAATTCGAGATATTTACGATCTTCGATCTTTTCATATGCTTCGGTAAGAGTTTTGGTATCTATATCATTCATAATTTGATTTTGTAGTGTTTATATTTCCTTTTATCGTCATAATTAATGATAAATCTGGAAATGTCAAGATTATTTACTCCATTATCTTCCAATAGTGTTAAGCCCTCGATTTCGGATTTCCATTTTTCAGAATTTTTAAGATGTTGTTCGTGTGCGCCGGATATTTCTAAACGATGTTGGTGGGGGGTTGAAAAATATTTACCAAATGGGTGTTGATAGATTGTTAATCCTTTTCTAATAATTCGATGGTGTAGACACGAATCCTCTTTACCCCACCCAACATAATCATTTGGATATCCATTCACCATTTGGAAATGTTCTTTCTTAAAAAGAACAACACCACCCATAATTGCCGCAGGATCTTCGATATAATTGAATTGACTACAATATTTGCTCAAATGTGTGGGATTTTTAGGGTAAGAATAATCAGAAAATGTTGGAATTAGATCCACATCATGAATACAGTGATAATCAGAGTCCTGATTCAATAAAAATCCGAGATTATTGAGCAATCCCTTATTAAAAAGTTCATTATCATCTTGTTCTATGACCGAAATATCGAAGTTTTGGACCTGTCGGGCTATATATTCATGTAAAATCGGAACAACGGTCTTTAAAGCCTCTTCTCGGTCCCTATAAGGTATGATCACAGACAACTTCTTATCGGTATTTACCAGTTTCTTTCTTGATAGTCGGGTTTCGATATCGATTAATGTTTTTTCTAACCCCTTTATCCCGACATCGGTAATTTCGTTGGTGAAATGTCCATGTTTTTTGATGAAATAAGACGCTGATCGGTCCCAATTCTCTTTATAGTTGGGTTTATTTGTGATTGTGCTATTTTCATCAGATCCTTTGATGGTGGTGAGGTATTTTTCAGAGTTTAATACATCAGGAAAATACCAAAAATTTGGATTTAATGCTTTTTTTGATAAATCATAAGAGTACGATATATGTTCGAAGCTATTGACCATATTTTCATCATATAATCCTATTTTTTTAAAAATATTGGAATGTGTATAACAAAAAGCAGCTTGGGGGTTCCTATATAGACCCAATGACGCCCCATTCGTTGATGTGTATGTATATTGTAAAGATTTCTCATTTCCAGCAACTTTTTCGAACGAAAGTTGATATATTCCAAAAATATTTGCGGTATCTATGTATTTTTGGAACACATTATGGTCCGTAATAATTACATCGTCGTCCATAGTGAATATATCAGTACATCCAACATCTAAAAGTTTTTCAATCCCCCTATTTTTAGCCCATGCTACACCATTTTGTTTATCGGAAGTGATAATATGGTCAGCGTCCGACGGATTTGTATAATGGAAGGTTCCGTCATTAACAATAACAAAAAAATCTATGACATTTCTCGGAATAGCCGACAACACCTGTTCATAATAATCTTTTCTATTGAATGTCGTGAGACACAACCCTATTTTTTTTACCATAACCTACCTTATCATCTTTTTTTAAATTGTCAATCCACCAAAGAAGTTGTAAATTAGTGTAATGAAAAATTATTTTTGTATGGATATCACTCAAAAAAATATAAATATAAATATATGATAGACAATGACGATACAATTTTAGCCGAAGCATATTCTTCGATATTAACCGAGATGCCTATAAATTCCTTCAACCTTAAAGGTGAATGGGATAAAGATTCTAAACCGAGAGGTTATGATAAGGCTAGTCGAGGAATATTGACCAGTGAAAAAGGTGTTGAAAAAATAAAAAATTTATGGAATAAGATCCCTGTTGATGTTGATATTTACATGGTTTCGTCGAAACATGGGTGGAAACATACAGAAGTTGGTAAAGTTGATCCTGTTTTTATTCTTGATAAATTAAAATTAGATATTCCAATCGATAACGATAATACCACAATTTTTTATACCAATAATAAAGGGTCCGAAAAGGTTCCGACCACTGCATGGACTCTGGCTCACAGATTTGGCCATGCTCTTCGAAGAACACCCAATTACCAAGGGAACTATGAATATACGATGATAGAAAAAGAAGTAGAACGACTGGTATCCACAGTGGGTAGTAGTCTTTATAACATATTACATAGAATTGATTCTCGTGATTATTCCCCTAGAAATAGTATAAATAAAAGAGAAATTGCCAATGCTCTAGGAACATTTAAATCCGCCAGAGATAGAAAACTTAGAAATTATGAAGAATTTACCAATGAACTTATTGCTCAATATATCATTACCGGAAAAATAGAATTTAATCGAGAATTCCCAAGAATTTTACCAACGAGTTTTGCATGGGGTAATCCTAACGGGCCATATAAACAAAAAATGAACGACGATGTTGCCGAAGATTTTGAATATATAATAACACAGGCTGAAAATGATATTTACAACTCAATAGAACAATTAATTTACAGTTCTGTTGGGTCTGTTTACGTGATGTGAGAAGATCTATAAAGATCTTTCATAAATTTTAAACAATCTTTTTCGTCGGTGATAGGTTCTGGTGGTCCATAACCTCGAACAACACTAAAACCATTCTTAGATATAAAATTATCTAGACCATTTTTAAAGGTTTCTTGAAAATTTTCATTCCTGATGATACTTTGTTGGTGATCAGGCACGATGTCTTTTAAATACTTTTCGGAGTCGTGAATATCAGCAAACCATCTCCATGGTGATGTAAAACCCTTTAGACTTGCTTCGTATGTGCTATGTACGTGTTCCAGTGCATTATAGAAGGATTCATCCATTACACCAATTTCATCAAAAACAGACCTATGGTAATAACTAAAAGCTCCTAATATCTCCGAATACAAGTCGATCTCAGTTCCGTCTGGATATTTTACAGTTTTTCTAATATTCGGGGAACCGTCCAGATTTCTATTGTGGTTTCCATGCAATCCGAAATTGAAATGTTTAATCCCCGTAGATTTTGCGGTGTTTATATAAGCATCAAAAACACAAGAGTCGGTAATTTCGATATCATCTTCCATTAAGAATATATCGGTGCATCCTGAGTTCAATAGATACCGGATACCTAAATTCTTTGCCTTGGCTACTCCAATTTTACCAGATGTTCTAATAAAATGGGGTGGATCATATGGGAGTTCAATAGTTCCATCATTAACCACAACATATTCTAATTGTTTTTCTTTACACGTTCTTAAAAGAGAATCGCTAGATTTTTTGTAGAAGATCGGTCGATCACATGTAATAAGGACTGCCCCGATTTTGTTCATAATGTATTTTTTATCTTGTTGGGATGTATATTTTTTAGAACGAATCCTGCATAACATTTTCCTTTGACATGATCGAATGATTCATCGACAAATACATCTTGTGATATATCAAATAATTCTAATATAGACATTTCTGCTATATTTTTATGATCTGATAAAACCATTTTAAATTTTTCCACTGGTCTAATAGTTTTAGATATGAGTATATAAATCCGATTGCCTTCGTGTTTAAACAATGTTTTACTCGTTCTAGGAGTGATCCCAATTTTCTTAATTTTTTCTAGATTAATTGTCGGTGTGATATGATAAAAATTTATAGATGGTGGGAATTCGCCATAACGGACCGGATATTTAGGTTCTATAGTAACATCATATTCCTCTTCCACCGATTTATCATATGTTATAAAATATCCATAAAGACTTAGAATTTTATTCAGAGCATCTGTATTGGGTTTAGTTTTAAAGGTGATAAAAATACTATTAGCCTTCCCATATTTTGATGGATTGGTTGGAAATAATGGACAGTCTTCGATATATTTTACATCATTTGAATATGTTTGTGATATTTTAGATATCAATTGTTTGGAATCGTAAGAAACTATCAGACCTTCCTCCAATATATTCTTTTCTCTGGTCATAGTTTGTAAATTATTTTTAAGAATTTTATTCGCAAAATAAGTCCTTAAATTTTTATTATGATTTTGCATAATTCGTTTGAAGGTCTCCCATAAAAATCATCAATTCATCTTTAGATGCTGATTTTCGATCATCCATCGATGGAACATAACCATAAAGATGTTTAAAATAACCATAACTCATACCCACACTTTTATTATTTTCATCCAATATATCAGAATGACCGATTCTTTGGTTTTCAGAATCGGTTAATTTGTAAAAATTATCCAATGTCGGAAAAAACGTTTCAGGTGGGAATATCCCAAGTTTTATAGCTCTATGTGTATAATCGAGAACATCCAAATACGAAGAATTTATAAATCGTTCATCGAAGTATCCTAAATTCCCAACAACACCAGATCTAATAAAAAGTGCTTCGGTGTTTAATTTAGTATTGACACAAAGTGACTGTCCCTTTTCTGCATCATCTAGAACCGTGGACCCTTCACCATATCCTGTTAGAAACCATGTTCCAAATGCTTCGGCAATCTTGATAGTCTTCTCGATAAAATTTGGATCGGTTACGACCACATTCGAATTGAAAATGAATAAATATTTCAACCCCAAACATCTAAAATGAGCAATTGCATGATTACGAAGAGTTGCCATGCTGACTTGGTGAGAAATTTTCTTATCGTAAATGAATGTAGGATCAGGTGTCGTCCTGTTGGTGATAATATACGATGATGCCTGAATTCCGGCTAACGAATTTACACATTTTTCTAAAGATTCGTTATCATAAATATCGAGAATTGCTATTCCGGTATCTATAGTTGATGGTTGTTCCATAATGTTTAAATTCTTTCGGTTAGTTTGGTAATGCTATTAACAATTCCTTTGATTCGGATATTTTCAAGAACATAATCACATAATCGTCTATCGGTTCCTATGAATAGAGCATTTGGAGAATTGTTTATACCTTCGAATAATGTCGTGGTGCTCCCACTTTGCCTGTTGTTCCGTAAAACATCTAATAGTTGCGATATATCATATCTATTATCCATATAATAATCAATATAACACTATTTTGAATAAAATCAAATAAATAATGATAAGTATCTTTATGCGCGAAAAAGACACAGACCTATTAGAAGAAGCCTATGATAAAGTTCTTGCTAAAGAAGCACTTTATCGACCCGAAATTCAAGATGCCCTTAGTCATGCACTAAGATATATCGAATCTGGTCAAAATGTTCCTGATGCTATAAAAGATGTCATCAAAGAAGATCCTTTGGCCCATAAAACACTTTTGAAAGCTATAAACGGTAGAGATTTAACATAATATTATGAGAGAAAAAGATACAGACCTATTAGAAGAAGCCTACGATAAGGTCGTAACGTCTGAAAAATTTAACGGTAGAGTCGAGACTCTACATGCAGCAATAGATTATATCGAATCCCAGATTGCGGCTAATGGTATTCTTCCTGCCGAAGATTGGAAAGATAAATTTTCATATGGTGGGATTTCTTATGGCGACACCAAGAATTCTGATTTCGAAATCGAGACCATCAAAGGTAAAAAGACTCGTAAATATGGTCATGTGACTATTACGAGAACCGATGGAGGTGTATACGAACCAATTTTTTACGTTTTATAATATTATGAGAGAAAAAGATACAGACCTATTAGAAGAGGCATATAATACACTATTAAGCAAAGAATCTATTATGAATCGTGGTTATGACGGATTCTACGACGAATAATATTTATTTCAAACTATTGAAAACATCGTTTAAATAATCTTTAAGATCTTCCTTATTGGGAGTATCCATTGCTTCAACATAATCGTCTAGGAACTGACTCAGATCCGAAACATCCCCAACATCACCATCGGTTGGTAAAGAGTCTCCTACACTATCTAGAAGCTCGAATTCGATGGTTAAATTTTTAGGTTCATATTTCTGAATCTTACTAACCAAGATGCTATGGATGTCTGGTGTTATTTTTTGATCTACGATCAATCGGATAATATTATCGGGTATAGAATTTTTTAATTCTTCTGCCCCTATTTTTTTCTTGGTGATATCCGATACTTTAATCTTTTTATGAACCGATGACACTTCGTTCTCGATAAAGTCGAACGATTCATCTTCTAAATTAAATGTGTAGATCCCTCGTTCATCACCACATTCTCCAAAGTTCATCTGGAATGGACTTCCAACATACATGATTTTACCACTACTATATTCACGGTAATCTTTCTTATGAAAATGTCCCGAAACTATGAACTTAGATTTTTTAAAAAGGTCGGCTGATTCGAATCCTTTTTCACATACATGATAATTATTTTGATAGAAACTTTTGATATCTAAATGTGAAAAACATATATCAGATGTTGGAAAATCTTCCAACTTGGTTCCCCATGGAATAATCGAAACGACCTTATCAACAAGGGTTCCAAATAATTTGGGTTCCGAGTCTATAATGGTAATATTTTGCCATTCTTTGAATATCGATAAAGAATGTATTTCTGACGAGTCCCTATACCATGCATCATGATTTCCGGTGGAAATAATCAATTGAAATTCTTTAAACATATCAAAGAACTGTTTTGCAATATCTAAAGTCTTGACTGAAATATCAGATCGATTATGAAAAATATCTCCGGTAATCATTATTTCAGAAATTCCTAAATTCTCGAATTTATCCGATGCCCATTTTCCAAAGGTGAGGATATTATCATGCCATAAAGTGCTATCTTGTCCATAACCAATATGGATATCGGAAAACAATCCAATTTTTTTCGACCTGAATGATTTTATCATTGAGCAAATAAAATATCACCACACTTGATTGTGTATCCACCCAAGTAAAAATCTACAAAACACCTAATCTCACACGTTGCGATGGATATGGATAGATATTTGGTTTTATTTATCGATGTTTCCAAGGTTGTCGAGTAATATAATTCTTCGAGGTATGCTATGGCTTTGACGCTACAATCGAAGTTAACAATCGGTGATTCATAACGATCTAGGAAATCTAATAAATGTTCCCTAATATCGATGCCGGTGATACCCTTGACGTGGAATGGTTTAAATGTTTCAAAATCCATTTCTAATTCTATTTTATCTTTCATAATTATTGATCTGGTGTAATTCTCAGATTCTTATTCTTTACGATTGTATTATAGTTTTCCGAAAAAGTCAATAGTTCTTCTTTGTAACGATCATGGGTTTCTTGGGTGTGTTTTTCTTTTTTGATTCGGCAGATGAAAGAATTGAAGGCGATTCTTGTATAATATGAAAAAGGATTACGACCTTTAACATGTTGATATTTTTTACCGATCAATGCTTTCATCATCTTCACCACTGCATCACCGATCATGTCGGATTTAAACGAATAGTTGATAAAGTTAGGACTAAACGAGAGTTTGTTCGCAATCTTATCGATCATGATAGCAAGTTCATCAGATATGTGACCGCTTTCGTAATACTTCATAATTTCGTCATCAAATTCTTTAGGTTGGATATAATATTTCAACTTTCCAGTCTTGGTTGGATCTCGTATGATATCCATTTCTTTTTCACCGATATCTTCTTCTTCATCCTCATCTAAGGGTTCTTCACCATCATCTTCTTCTTCCTCTTCTTCTTCCTTTAAATGATGAAAATCTTTATCTTCAACTTCGTGCATCATAAGATCTATCTCCATTTCATGCAGAGCTTCATCATCAAAAGTCAGATCAGATTGTTTAATTTTTCGGGGTCTTTTTTTTATTGTTGTCATAATTTATAAATTTTTTTCTGTGTAAGGATACAATTCCTTCATATAAAGTTTCTTACGTTCTTCTCGATGGATATTCGCATAATGGGTATTATCAGAAATATCAAAAATTCGAGCCAATTCCTTTGTTGGGTGCAATCTAAGTGCTCTCCCAATACTCTGAATAATTTTTATTTTTGCTTTTCCGGCTGATGCGAAAATAATGTTGTGCAAGTTTGGAATATTAATTCCGGTAGAAAATATTTTAGTTGATGCAATTACGATCACATCAGAACGTTCTTCCATCAATTTACGAATAGTTTCTCGATCTTCCAATTCGGTAGACCCTTGGATGAAATAAACGGGTCGATCAGTTTTTCCTTGCAATTTTTTTAAAATATTGTCACCATTTATAATGCGGTCAACCATGATCACAGTATTTGTGGACAATTTTAAAGAAAGGTTGGTGATAACGTCATTACGTCGAGTATCATTGATCAAAAAATCCAATTCTTTAAGATATTTAGATGCAGGAGCATCTGGATCGGATGTGAAAACTTTGCGACCATGGTTTATATTTAAAATGTAAATATGAAAATTTGATACATAATCATCATTTTTAAGTTCGTCGGTTTTTTTCTCAAATAAAACGGAACCTATCTTACCTATGATATTCCATTGATCTATTTTTTCCGATGGCATCGTTCCGGTGAGTCCAAATTTGTAAGGTGTATCAAGAAATTTAAATATTTTATTTAATTGATTTTGTCTCCGCAAAACATGGGTTTCATCTATGATAAAAATATCAATATCAGCCATGATCGAAAGATCTGTGTTCTTTCCTACGAGATATTGCGTTCCGGCAATAATAATATTGGCATCACGATCTAATTTATTCTTCCCGGACCATTTTGTGATATCGGTAAGACCATATTCCTCAAAATCTTTCGAAGTTTGTTCAACCAATTGAAGAGTTGGAACCGTCACCATGACCTTTGCATCTGGTTTCCCAATATGTTTACGAATATTTGTGATCAATCCACCCGCTAAGAGAGTTTTTCCTCCACCAGTCCCAACCAGAATGACCCCACTACGATGCGCAATAGCCGTTCTAATGGCTTCTGATTGAAAATCTCGGTAAGGTATCGATAGTTCGATTAATTTATCATCACCGAACTTTAAAGCGAAATAATCTTTAACGAGCATATCAACTTTATATGAAAAACTATGAGCATCTAAAACCGATGTTACATTATCAAGCAATCCAGAGTCGAATTTACCTGTTGGGGTGATTACATAAAGTCTGGCTGATATGTAAGGTTTTTTCGATATGAATGCAGGATTTGCAACGGAAAAAGCAGATCGAACGATTGAAATCGTATCAACATCACCAACCATCTGTAACAGATTTTTTTTCTTACCACTAAATTCGATTGTAATCACGTTTAAGATTCTTCCATTTTTATCAATTTAGCCAGATTGCTGAAATCAAATGTCATACTAGAAAAAATCTTTTCAACTCGGTCTAAATATTCTACCAACAATTCAGCATTTTCGATTTCTTCATTTATAGCCTGAATTTTTTCAGATGATTCTATTTTTAGATCTAACGATGCTTTAGGAATTCCTTTTGGTATCTGAGCATATAAAGCCTCCATAACACTTTTTCTAATATCCCTTTTCTTTTTCTTTAAGGTATTTAAAGATTTTTTAGCCAACATTAAACGAGAAACCCACTTATGTCTAACCGCTGGTTGTTTCAATTGCTTATCTATGATATTTAATTGATCCAACTGCGTATCGATATTAATTTCCTTTAAATAGGTATTGAACAATTCCATATATTCCTATATACTAACATATTATAAATAAAATGCAAACTTTTTTACTGAATTATATTGACTTATTAATATTTCTATATATCCTAAAGGCGGTAGGGAGGGGAGGCGGTCTTTATAATTAATAAATATTCAAAATACTACTTGACAAATTCTAAATTTATGATATTTTGAATGGGAGGCGGACGGGGTGGAGGTGGTAGAATATTATAAATATATATAAATTACAAATATTCATGGCAGAATTTTTGGATAAGTAACTTTATGAAGTATGATTTCAACAGATTTTTCAAAAAAACCGTGCAACATTTAACCGAGGAACATGAGACAAAAATGCAAAGAGCCGAAGATGTTCATAAGATGTTTGGTGCCAAAGAAGAATTTGAAAAGAAAATGTCTGGATTGATCAATGGACAAATGATAATGGATCAATTACCTGATATAAAGGGTCCGATCATTGGCCAAATTAAGGACAAGGTTCGTGATTGGATCATCCAAAACCAATTTAAAGTCACTCCCGAAGAAGTAAATAGCAAGATACAGGAGTATTCAACCATGAAAGAAAGCAAATTTAACAAATTAGTCAATAAGATAGTCGAATCTAACACCGCAGGAGGCGCAGCAAGCGTTTTTGGTGATGTTTCCTCTACTGAGACTCATTTTTCGGGTGATAACTATGCCACCGGGGACTCTCGATTACCTAAAGCACTAGGCAAAGGAGTTATGCGTAGAACCATGCCTGAATTGACAGTGTTTGCTACCGGAGTAATTAAGAATAAGAAGAAACGGACGAAGAAGAAAAAAAATGCCAAATAAATCAAAAGCTAAAGGAAATGCGTTCGAACGAGAGCTAGTAGATATATTATCGAGAGTATTTGAACTCAATTTTCAACGTGTCCCCAACTCCGGATCTTTCACCGGAGGAAAAAATGCCTTTAGATATGATAAAATGACGGATGCTCAGAAATTATTACATGATGGTGATATAATCGTTCCAGAAGAACTATCTCATATCTCAATTGAATGTAAAAACTACAAAGAATTCGCATTTCATTCATTATTCACAGGCAAAGGTGCCATCATCGATGAATGGATCAAACAATCGGACCATACTAACAAACCAAATTGGTTATTATTCTTCAAAATCACCCGCAAGAACACCTACGTTTGTCACCCGATTGGATATAATCTCAAAATATCTAATAACACTATGATTTATCAAGGTAAGTATTATATAGAACTCGCCGAACCGTTTTTAATTGCAAACAAAGATAATTTGTTGAAAATGAAAACATATGATGATATAAAAACAGATTTAATAGAATTATGAAATGTGTATACTGTGGATCTAGCAATTATGGAAAGCCGTGCATCTTTAGCCCTACGAATACTCATGCCCATATCGACGAAATTTCCAAATGCATGTATTGTGGGTCCAAAAACATCGGAATGGGATGTTGTTACAACCCATACGGCAAAATGCACATCAGAGGAAGCAATGCAATGATCATAACACAAGAACATTTGAAAAAATCTGCGGTCATGTCACATCTTTTCGAGATGTTAGAACAAAAACCCGATAAAAAATATAGGTCACCACTTGATCGCCTATATAAGAGAATGGCAGGAACCCTTCAAAAACTATCAGAACCGTTTTTAGATGCCTTCAAGCTACAAGAAACCCCTATTATGGAGAATCTTGAACCAAACGCCCAAGAAGAAGTCGATCAATTGAGAAAAAGATTAACCGAACAACTATCGGACATTCGAAAAACGATTTTACATGCCAATTTAAGCTATCCGGTGGAATTGGTTGAAAATATTTTAACATCTGCTATAATTAATAGCAATGGAAAATCTTAAAAGTCATTTTTACTGTGTACTTTCCGAAAGATTGTTACTATTTTCGGTAGAATCGTTATCATATACCCTTGCATTGCAGTCACTTGACTTCCTTTATGAATGGAACATGATGAAAAATGGGAAAATAGTTGGAAATACGCGATGCATAAATGATTTTCTGGCTAAAACCATTACAGACTATCGCATAGGGTGTGAATCATTTGCAAAAGATAGCAACATGAGGTTATTTTATTTCAATATGGACAATTCATTTGGTAACTTATCAACATATATGGAGGATTCTGATGTTTTTGGAAAAAAAATCCAAAGATTTTGTAAAAAATACTTGTGTAATGGTAAAACCATGCCTATGATAAAGAATAAAGAATTATATGATGTATCCAAATACGACGAAATGAATATTTTTTCCCCAAAAGGCGAAGATCTAGAGAAAATTATGAAAAGGTTGACTAAAAAATAAAAAAACTACTTTATGAACGCATCGATAGAAGCATACGACCTACACAATCAACAACAAGAGGGACTACAGAAGCCGGAAATCGTCCGATCTGTTTCAGATTCACAGGATCAAATCCTGTCGAACATCCAAAAACTGCACTGCCCTGAGGGATTTGAGTGCGATATGACGTACGGCAACGGGGCGTTTTGGAAAACACTTCCCCGGCCACGACTGTGCTTCGACCTGACACCGCAGAAGCCAGAGGCGCAACAGGCCGATTCTCGGATGCTACCTGTTGATGCGGCTTCGCTTTCCAACGTGGTTTTCGATCCGCCATTCCTGACGTATGTTAAAAACGGTCGAAATCAT